TTTATTCCTAATTATAAAAAAAGAGATATTGACCAGAAGTTTATCCTCTGTTCAATACCTCTATTCTAAAAAATCTTTGATACGACTGCATTTATACCATATTTACATATGGAGACGGCGGGAGTCGCCTCGTTCGTTATCGCCAATAACAAATACTTATTAAAAGTCAGTAATAGTAACGATTTATCGAAAACCAAACGCAAATACTTTCGATTAATATTAACGTTTTTTATGCCAGTAAGTATGCCACGACTTTACAACGAGGAGGCTTTATCGCCCCTCTTTTTTTATTCTTAAAAAGGGTATCCTTGCCGTTTCATCGAATCAATAAGTTATAACAAATTAGGTGGTGCTCACATGAATATCGGTACTAAAATCCGAATACTAAGAACCGAAAATAAAGACACACTTCAAAATTTAGCAGATAAAATTAGCCATGACAAAAGCAATCTGTCGAAAATAGAGCGTGGTAAATACGATATACCTGTTGACCTGCTACAGAAAATTATTGATGTGTACAAAGTTGATCCGCGATACTTCTTTAATACGCCTGTGGAGTTAATAAAAATTAGCGCAACAGACGAGGAAATTTTACACGCTATAAAATTAATTCGTTTTATCCAACAGGACGTTAAATGAACCCGCTGAAATCATCCGTCGACTTAACTACAGGTGCGCTAACGAATGCCGCTACAGGGGGGCGACTCTGCCCCTCCATATCGCGTCCAATCAATCGCTTGATGTAGTTGCTATAGTCACCATGTTCGGGTGATTCAGCGTATGCCAGCAACCTTTCTTCATATCCATTTTGTTGATTGAAACTTGTCGTCTTAATTTTTCTCATCTGTAAACACCCTTTGCGATGTTATAGAATCCTACCGCGTTAGCAAACACAGATTGAACCGCGATAACACCGTCCTGGCACTGCAACTGTGGATAGACCACCTCTGAATTTGCATAGTGTTCTTCTATATAAGGCGCTATTTGTTCTGCTATCCCTCCACAGACGTATACCCGGTCATTCTTATGCCACTTCAATTTAGTAGTATTTCGGATGATACCGCGGGACAACCCATCTAAATCAGCTTTATTTTTAATCGTTTCGACGCCAAAGTTAAATGTCTCCGACGAATTATTAATGAACTTCTTATCTTTTGTCGTGACCGCATTCACCGTGCCGCTACCTATGTCTAATACTCTAATCGTGCCATTGTCGGGGTTTGACCAGAACGCACCACCACCCTCTGTAGCTACCTCTACCGCTTCAATGGTTATATTTTTATGAGCGCCGTTTACTACAAAATTATGATGACCAATTAACATATCCTTGATTTTCTTTTTCTCGGATTCCTTATGTGTTTTCACTGGCTGCCCGACCACTATTTTTACTGAGTATTCTTGTGGACAGTATTTTTTAACATAACGAACGATTGCTAGTAGCACTCTTATTTTCGTATCCTCATGCGCCTTGGTATCGCCAAACATTGAACCACCACCGAATTCATCCTCATGTTCAGCAATGGATCCTGCAAACCCTTTTCTGCCACAGATTTCAAATTCCATATCATCGTTACCGAATGACTCTTCTACATCCCGTTCGAACCAATCACAGATGGCTGTTCTATATGAATCCACCCCGTAAGGTCCTGCCACCTTCGCCATGTGATTCCCTGCATCTAATCCCAGTATTAATCCACCCATTCTATCATCCTCCTATAATGTAATACTCCTGCATTACCAAACTGGCCATCCACACTCTCAATGAATTACCGTTGCATTACATAGTGTATTAGTAGACTAAACCAAATATTCATAAAAATAGTGATTCATACCACTCCCCTATCGTTCATATAGTAGATTTAAGCTTAGGACTGCGGAATGTGTCCTAATCAAATACACGATAAGAGAGGATGGAAACGGTGGGGGATAGGGGAGAAAGAAAGGTTCGGTCGGATAAAAAGCGAGATGTGAAGCCAGTGATTCCTGTTCATTTAAAGAAAAACATCTACCGCTTGTCCGACATATGCGATTTACCTGTCAAAGACATTGCGGTGATCCTGTGTGCGGAAGGTATTCAATCAAAAGAGGTAATGGGATTATTGAAGCCTAACTTTCGGAGAGGGGTGCGACTTGGAAATACCATCTACTTTGGTAGTTTAGATAATCCTTCATTGCAGCGTAAAAAGGATAAAAGCTTTCATGAACGAATCACCGCTAAATTTACAACAGATGATTTTGAAAACATTGGATTGTTAGCATTCGCCCTAGATGTCACTCCTTCTCGTGCAGTCGCAATCTTACTTAGCGCCAGCATCCGTGATCCCGATTTCATCCACACTCTTATGAGAAATTACTCTAAGAGAAAACGACTAACCGAGGAACACCAAACCGAATTAAAGAAGGTCATGAAATATATCAACTCTGAAAATCCGTATAAAACTGTTATTGCTTGGGCAGATATGTTGATGTATGTGGGGGATTTTGTTGTGAATGGATGGCGAAGGGTTGAGTAGTAGGAAGTCGTCCACATATTGCCACTTCATCTACATTGTCGTACCATAGAACTAACAGAAAATATTAGGAGGTCCACAATTGAATAGTTTATTTTTCATCATAGCGTTATTGTCCACGGCAGCATTCCTATACTTCATCGTGCGAACAATCATTTCTGCAACTAAAAAGAATAAAGTAACCCGTAAGAAACATTCAAAACTACTAGGAATCACATTTGCAATGATGGTTTTAGCGACTATCGGATTCGATGCAACGATCGAAACTGCACCAACCGAGCAAGCAGACGAACCTAAGAAAATCGAAACATCGGCACCAGTGGTGAAAACCGAGCCAAAAGAAGAAGCTAAACCCGAAGCAACAGAAGAAAAGAAAACCGAAGTGAAAACAGAACCCGAGAAAAAAGTAGTCCCGCCTGGGGAAGTAGTTTATCAACCCGATGCTATCGCAAACGCTGAAGAGTATCCCGCTAAACCAGGCGCAATGTTGTACGACAAAACTGAATCAAAATTTAAAGGAATGAATTATCATTTAAAAGGTGAATTGATCAAAATTGAAAAAGTTGAAGGTCTCTTCGGAGTTATGGAAGATGCCTTACTAGTTAAAAATGAGCAAGGATATGTGATGCCTATCTTTCCTCCCTATGAAGTTTCGGCAAGTGTAGGTGATGAAATTGAAGTATGGGGACCTTTATCGGGTGATGGATATGCATCGTCTGATTTAGGGGTAGATAACGTGGTAGGAATGACAGGCGCAATGAATGCAACTCGTATTGATGTTAACGGGGAAACTCGATAAATAAAAAAAGCGGCCTACCCACAATGATCTGTGGATGGGCCGCTTTTGTTTTCACTTATTTACTACAACTGTATATTTAACCGCTAATCCCAGTACATCCGCATCTGTGAGTGTGCCATTTGCTAACTTGTCAGCCCACGATGCATGAGCTCCTGCCTTCACAGCTGCAGTTACGACGATCTGACGATGTGCTTTGCTCAATAAAGAAGTTTCAGTTTCTGATTTTAAAGTTGGGCTTGAAAACTTCAATTCTTCATCCTCCTTTACAGTGTTATTAACTGCCGCAGCTACCCTATTTCGATACAGCGTGAATGATCCGTCACGCTTCAAAATTACACGAGGACAGTATTTACCGCTCCAATGCTGATGAGGTACGACATCGCTTGGCGTTAATTTGAATTCATTCATTAATAAAACTGTTAGAGCAATCGCGTTTTCTTCCGCTTGCTTTGTATTCGTTTCGGGATTCTCGCATATTTCAATACCTATTGACGTCCGATTACCCGAATTCACCCCACCGCCATCCCCGCAATGCCAAGCAATTTCATCGAACGGAATATGCTGATAGATAAACTTATCATCCACCGTGATATGCCAGGAAACGTGTGTGGTGTCTTTAGGATGGAAGCTGGCTAAGTTATGGATATAAGTGTTGTGTGCCTTAGCGTTAGCTCCCTTACTGGCATTGCCTGTGTTATGAGTAGTTATCTTTTTCGGCTTCATAGCCGTGGATGGACGGATCTCTGGATTGCCTTTTTGAATGATGTCCACAATGACAGTAGCATTACCTATTTTTGAGCCGTGTTTAAGAAGTCGCATATCACTTCTCACCTTCATTCGATTTTTCATTCTGAATATCAATCAGTTCGTCCACTTTCGCACTAATATGACTGTTGATTTTAGCGGAATTCAATTGATGGTCCACTTTCGAACCAATTAACTCCTCGCGTATTTCCTCTGAAAATGATTGATTACTTGATTCGATAACCTTCAATTTCTGAGCCAACCCAGCCGGTACGACTACGCCAAGTTCAGCCATATTCTCCATGATGGATAAAGCTTCATTAACAATGTAAAATAGCACGGTTGCGTATGTAATCGCCCCGCCCATGCCTAGTATTTGATCGATGATATTTGCCATGATGACCATGATAAGCACTAGCATTTTTCTTGCGTATCCAAATAGACTCTTTCGACTCCACAAATTTTCATTCTTGAAAGCTTTAAAAACCCCAGTGATAATATCTAATGCCATTAATATTAATAAGAAATGCAGAAACTTAACTCCCCCGAATAAATACATGTGTACTATATCTAATTGACCCAAATTTAAACCTCCCATTATTTTTCACTCCTTATTTTTGGATAAATAAAAAGAACGCCCTGTTAGTGGACGTTCTGCTTCGTTGATTATTCTGTTTTACTTACTACCGTGTTTGTTCCTAAGCTGACGTTAGGAAACTGGCGATTCTTTTACTTTGTAACTTTTGATTATCCTTTTTTTCTTTGTCAAACTTTTCAACTTAGACGTCAGCGCCACTTCCAATAAGCGGTATGAAATATATGATCCTATTATCGCTACCGTTAAACTAATAGAGCCGAACAAAGAAATTCTCACGTACTCATTCTCAATTAACATTTTCACTTTTTCAGTACTGAAAATTATTTTAAAAGGAAATAAAGCAAATGGATGAATCAAGTAAAGACTATAACTAATGGTACCAAGAAATTGAAAAACTTTAGTTTTCAGTATTTTGGATAATAAACCTTCTTGGTTCACAACTACCCAAAACATAATTAAACTTAGAATCAAAGGAACAATGGCAAAACTATTTCCTGCGTCATAAATATAAAAAATTACAGGTAATAAAATTACGCCATTTAAAAAGTAATACTTTTTATACTGGTATTTACTCTTAATCAAGTCTTGCGAATAGTAAACTATTACTCCTAATATAAAAAATAACGCTGTAGGATGATTGTATATAACTACAACTGATAGTGCGGTTAAGAGGGATAAAGAAATATATTTTAAAGATTTCTTCTTTATTTTTAGTGTTATTAAGAAAAATAAAGCAGATACAATATAAAACAAAAACTCGTAGCTTAGAGACCATGCATTCTTTTGCGCAATAGGTAAGTCAAATATGCCAGGTAATAAAAGGAGATTAGATATAAAACCTGCAATATACTGAGTTATTGAAACATCTCCTAGCCACTCGTAATTGATGATAGGACCGAACAAAAATAAAACTATATGAAGTGTTAAAAACACAGGGTATATTCTAATGATTCTATTTATCATGAAATTCTTAATATTCCCATGTCTCGCTAAGCTACCAATGATTAAATATCCACTTAACATGAAAAACATATTTACACCCATAGATCCGAAGTTATGAAATATCCTAAAAAAACCAGCTATTTCTCTTTTTTCAAAAAAACCACCAATATAAGCCATCCCATATATGTGAAAGAATACGACTATTACAGAAGCTAACCCTCTAAGTCCGTGCATTGTTTCGTTCTGTTTCATTTTAATCCCCCCTATTTCGCAATAAGGAAAAGTATACCACATTGATTTCCCCCAAAATAGAAGGACTTCTCAATTTTACTGATTTGTATATCTCAACAATTCCCTTAAATTAATCAGAAGAGCCATCAAGAACGTTTGATAGTTCTGCCTTAGCCACCTTATTCGCCTACTATTTATTAAGAACTGAATAACGTAAGTGCATTAGCAAATAGTTTGTGAATGCCTCTACGTTACACTTTATTGAGTTATGATCATAAGCAACACTGGTACTATCCATCAACCAACGATATCGTCCTTCGAACGTAGTGGATATTAAGCCGCGCGATGTGGCATATGCAGATATAGTTGCTGACGTGCCCGCATCGCTATACCCATAGAACGTACCGTCGTCTGTGAGGAAATCTAACTCTCTTGCCCATTTCCGACTCATTTGAGCTACTAAATTTCTAGCAATATTTTTTGTGGGCGCGTCCGTATTCATGTGCATAGGAATCCATAAAAACTGACTAGCCACTTCAACTTCATGGAAATTATGATAATCAAATAGGTAGTCTAAGTTGAGGTTAGTATCAAGGAACGTTTTAATATATTGGCTTTCCAATTCGATTAATGGTTCGGTCCCCCCATAAGTACTAGCCGCAGTATCGCTTCCAACAACGAATCCAAAAGGCATACTACGGTTGATATCAATACCGTTACCGTTTTTACGCGTGTAGGCATTCCAACCACTCGGATTAACAATGGGAATTACTTTAATTACAGCGTTAAAGCGTAAAACTTGTAATAAAGGATACTCATAAGTTTTTTCACACGCAAGTTTAAGCATATGGTAAACCGATAAAGGGGGCATATGCTCGTAGCCGTGCGTACCAAGTGTTAAGCCGATTTCAGGTAACCTATAGTTTTCGGACGACGCCGGAAGTACGGGGTTAAATGTGTAATAAGCAATTGGATTCCCCCACATGTCGTTACCGAGTGCCGTTTTTGAGATGTAGTCGGGATATGAAGTAACTAGCGCATCATACATAGCATATACTTCAGCGGCTGTTACATTGCCGAAATTTGTGAAACCCTCATAACTTTCGTTCGAACTAAAAACGCCATCGGAAGGACAATCAAAATCAACAATTAATTCTCGACCGGCATTAACGACAGTGCTTATATCTCGTATTTCATTATATATATCTTTAATCGTGCTTGAATTTGACAGTGATATGTCCTCAACTAAAGACGGCTCACCAAATCTATCATAATCAAGCAAAGTCGAGCCTTCGTTGAATTGCTGATTTTTTTCGCCGTAGATTACCGGTTGCCACCGCACGCGCATATACGCCGCATTACTAGGTGATATTACGTTTTCCCACGATGTTGATGTATACGAATATTCCGTGTGCGCGATACGAACATGTGCGGAGTTATACCACACTACCAGATTAAACCCTTTAAAACTATATGCTGTACTTGGTTTTACTGGCGTGAAATCAAGTATGTCGTAACCTGAATCCGTTTTTGCTATAGTCCCATCTTTAGATAATGAGTATCCTTTTAGCACCAGTGACGGATTGAACAAGTTATTTGATGTTCCGATAAAGTCTATATGGTCTAACGAGACTGATTTATCTTTTAAAACGCCACCATCTAACGTTTTCGACTGAAAGACATTCAAATCCACCTTTTTTAATGGTAAACCTCCATCTTTTAAAACATTATTATCCAATGAAATGTAAAACGGTTCGTAAGGTAGTATGTTGCTAGACTCGTTAATTTGTTTACCGTAGTCATTGCCCTCGTGTATAGTCTTTGAAACATACATTGTGCGAGCGGTAGATGGACTTTTAACAGTTACCCCTGCGTAATTTTCTACGGGACTATTAAGCGGAACCCGACTAATGAATGCCCCACTAGCATTAAACCATGCAACGTTTGTTACACCCGCAAAACTATAATCTGTTGTTGGTTTACAGTTATAAGGACCATAAAGACTATAAGCTGCTGAATCACTAATCGTTCCATTTGCTAAAATATTTTTGTTGGCTGTGACTATTGTTTCGTCTAATAAGTTTGTTGATTGTTCGAAAAACGTTGTGTGTCGAGGTTCTACTGTCTGGTCTGTGAAATCTCGCGTATTAGCGCTAATCTGAGTACTACCCCACGCATCATTATGCCAAGTATAGATATAACCATCCGCTAGCACGACGTGATTATAAATATCACCGGTTGCGTAAGTGGTTTGTAACTCGCTCAATGTTGCAAACGACATTTTCCACTGTACGTTAGTTGCTTGTGTTTTTTCTAATACATACGCTTTTGTTGCTTTCGCCAATTCCAAGTTCGCTAAGGCTGTACTAGTTGTTTGCGCATCGGCTTTCGTTGTTACTTCATTCGCCGTATCCGCCAACTGCGTAGTAACTTTATTTAGTCGAGTATTCAAAGTCACCTCTCCGCCACGAGCTTGTACAACCTCGGCAATGTCCGTTCCTTTTTGTAACACCAAATCGTTTAATTGAGTTTGGAGGTTTGTTTGCTTTCCTGTAAATTCATCAATTAATGGTTTCTTTTCTTCGATATACTCACTCGCTGATTCTGCGCGTTCAGCCGAATCCTCCGCCCGCATGGCTGCATCAATCGCCTGTTTACCTCCATTAACATTCCACGCCATTATTTAAGCACCTCCGCTCGGTATGCACTAGTTGTCACGATGTCCACAGCTGTAAATGGTTCAAACAGCGCACCGTATGCTTCATGCTGTTTAACAACTCTTGTATTTCCGTTAATCGTAAATGTTACATCGGTCGCTCCATCATTAACGATGGAAAATCCGAAGCGGTCATTGGGGAAAGTCCTCACTTCGTTCGCGTCGCCTTGCCACGATTCCATCGCAACCGTGCCTTTTTGGATAAACGCATTTGCCCCGTGTTCACCTTCAATGAATTCGAACTTATTCCCTTGTTTATTAAAATATTGTGGCGCTGGAATACCTCGTGATGTAACTAGTGGTTGTTCTGTCGCGTTCATAATATCCCTCCTAAATGACCTTACCTATTACCACACCACTGAAAATCATAACCCTATCACCAATTACCGGAGTGTATGACGCCAGTCGTGGGTAACGCTTAACTGACGCAACTGTTTCGCCGTCCAGACGTAAGCGCGGCTTTCCGGTAGCGTCCGTAATTGTTCCGAACCGGACACTTTTCGACTGTTTCTCTTTGCCGAATAAACCTACAAATTCTTCGGGCGTAATCATAACGTCACCACCTGTCTTAATTCGTGAGTCATTTCCCCACCAACTTCTAATTTCATAGTCCAATTTAATTCAAGGTATTTCCCGTCAATCTTTAATTCCCGATAACGCATCTGTAATACATCCGCATAGCCATGCACAGGCATTAGTGCCGACTTAAATCGGATACGACCGTACACTTGACTTGCTTCAAATGCTATTCTCCCTACAAACGAATCAAGCGCCTGTTGATCCGCAATGTTATCAATCTCTCGGTGGTCTACGATGTTTCGACCTCGATTAACTGTGGACAGCGGGCTGTCTGGATTATTATTTACGTACGTCGAAACAAGTGGACCTTCTTCTTCGTTTGTCCGAATCACAGTGAAAACATTCGGAACGTCAAACGTATCAAGTTCCTCTTCTGCTCCAATTAATGTCACGGACTGTTCATCGTCAATGTAGGCGTAGTCCGCTGACCGTTCAGCGGGAGATATATATGAACGAGAAACGAAATACCCTTCTTCATCCACATAAATTGGCGTGTAATTAAGTTGGGAAAGTAGCTCGTTGATGGCTTCAATTTTTTCCGCACCTGGTTCAAACTCAATTGTTCGCGGTAGCTTTTTGTCCATCTGTTCGATGTTGTAATGACGAATGCCAGCACTCGTTAATATGCCGATTAAAGCATCATAATAGGCTGTCCCCTCCACAATGGTGTGCCTACCAAGAAACTTGTCATCTCGTAAAATAAGGGATAAATCATAAGCTTCAATATCACGAACAATAGAGCCGACATCATCTTTCCGTGTTGGGGATGACAGTAAAAAAACTCCAAGAGGGAATTCAATCCAACCAGAGTTTTCGTTCCCTTCTATTCGGTTTAATTCCATTGAATGAATGTGGCTAAAGAAAGCATATTCTCTAGCTATTATCCTGCCTGGTGGCATCCACAATCTCATGTAAGGTTTTATACGATCATTGAGGTAATCGATGCCTTGCTCGTTTTCTATCAGACTAAACTTCGCAGTGCGTTTGATCTGTGCGAGCATCGACTGGCTGATGTCTGCGCTTGTCACATTGGTTAAATCTCGTTTTCTACGATTTTCTTTATCTAATAACTCGTAACGAAAATCAATCTGACGATTCGGAGAGTGTAGCACCATTTTTACTGCATCGTGTGAAAAGCCATCACGTGCTAAATCCACATGCTACACCTCCTCTCTGTAATCAATTTCTGTGAATGTAAGCTTAACGTCATTTCCGTAAAAGACTTCATCCATTGAAAGCGTGGGCAACGTCGTATACATCTTCCGTCCGCGACCATCACGGTATAAGAGGATCGCTCCGTCGTTTACAAATTGACTTAATCGTTTTCGACCAACTTCATCCCGCAACAATTTGATGGTTACATGCATCTGATAATCAGCAAATGTACCATATTCGATAACAGGTCTTGTCCGTCCTGCAAATTGGCGAAAAGCGTGTTCTCGTTGTAAATTATCACTCCGGCCTTCGTTTCCGTTGAATTTAAAATGGTGAATACTCATCTCGGGATCTTGAATATCGTGGAGGAACACGCCGATTAATTTGGGTGCTTTTTCTTCGATAACGTCCGATTCGCTGAACGTCCCGTTGTTACCGAGTGCTCTTATTCGATATTTGCCGATTTCTTCACTCGCGAGTGCATAATCGGTATATGCGGAAATTAAATTTTTCGCAATGCGTACCCACTCATTATTAACTTGCTTGTAGATTTCATTTTCCGCAATTGTCGGTTGTGTACCACTCGAAGGTGGGTTGTCTATCACAAATCTTATGCCCGCTTTTTCTTTGTAAGTTGCTACAGATGGTTTGGTAGGTGGTGTATAGGATATGACGATTGTTGTATCGACAAAGGATGAAAATAGACCACTAGCATCTTTAATACGCAACTTAATTGTATACGTACCGCCGTTGAGTAAATCAACACCGACAGTCCGCGCTTTGATAGATGAAGTAACTTCGCCTGTATCCCACACTACGACTCCCAACGCGTCCTCGATAATGATTTGATAAGATGCTTGAGCACCACCCATCCATTCGACAACAGGACGTGAAATCGAAACAGGTGTCACAGGTTGAACAATTGTCGGCGCATTAGTCGGTTCAGCAGATGTGAATACTGCTATAGCTGAGTAAGGGCTGAATAGATTCTGTTGGTCATAAGTGCGGACGCGCCATTCAATTTGACCGTTAGGGAAAGTGTCTCCCGGCATGAAGTAAAATTGATCCGGTCCACTCGCCGCTTTTATGTGCCATCCCGTCGTTCCTTGTGGGCGCCATTCGACGCTTACTTTGGACTGCGCATCATCATCATTGTGTTTCCATGTGAATCGCTGTGTCTTTGTTCTGTCAACAATGATTCCACTTGGTGTAAGATTCGTCGGATTCGTCGGAGCGATATTGTGTTGAATCGTGAATACTCCGTTTGATTCGTCCCACGCGCCGTAGTTTTGACCATCGTAAGCGCGGACGCGAACTTTTGCCGTCGAGGTTGCCGGTTCATTAATGAAATTGTAAGGATAGGAAGTAGCTCCGACTGTTGTTAGTGCAATGATATCTTTCCAGGTTTGTCCGTTATTAAGGGACAGTTGTATTTGGTATCGGATACCCGCTGTCGGTTTGTTGTCGGAAAACGTGATTGTGTGAAGTTCGTTGAATGATTCTCCGCCGTTTGGTGACGTTATGACAGGCTTGTTTTCTATGCCTGTTCGGATGTAATAAAACCCGTCATGGTGCAGACCATTCGTAGGATACGCGTTTGCTGCTCCGACTATCCCAGCTTGTACTTTAGTTGTCGGTGTCGCTGTTCGAGTTCTTTGGTAGTAAGAAATGTCATACTGCGCTGAATTTTCGGCAACGTAACCTAAGAAACTCCACCACATCTTAGCAGAAAATAATAGGTTGTTATTGATTTGCCAGTGACTTCTCGGACTCATCATATAAGATGGTTCGCTTGGGGCATACGAGGAACCATTCCAACTAGGCTCACCACTGTACCCCCAAAAATCTCTACCTGTCGAACCTCCGCGCTGCGAGTAGCTATATACCTCACCACTCCACGGGCCGAACGCAACGTTATATTTATCAAATAAATAATTCGCCACTTGATAACCTCCTTTCTCTGTGTGACGTTAATTCTTCCTAGTTACTTGTTTTAGATGACTAAAGAAGTCCGTAATATCTCGCATGTTATCGAAATCTTTCCCGTCGATATTAACGTATATAGGACCCGTATACGTATCTCCACCGTTGATTCCACTCGAAGCAATAGCAGGGTGCATTGACCCACCGTGTTGTGGATTAGCAAAGGCTGCTACATTTGGGACAGCTGCACTTGCCATCGCTCTAGCTGCGTTTTTAATCGACGCAATGGAATTTTCCATTCCAACTTCTAGACCCTCGCCAACGAATTGACCAATCTTCATCGTGACCCTTGAAGGTGACTTAACTTGTAATGCAGATGCCATTGCTGCACTTACTGCTTGGGCGATTGATCGCGCTTTAGCTACGAGCGAACCTTCCATACTAGCCAATCCATCAAGTAATCCTTGTCCGGCATTTACTCCGATTTGTTTGAGTGATTTCAGTTCGTCATCAGTTGCTTTCGTGATGGATTGAATTTTAGTTGTCCATTCTCCACGTAATGCTTCAAGTTCTGTATTTGCCGTGACTCGCAATTCATCGATACGTTTTTTCGTATCAGTTTTCATACCAATCAATTCAGCTTCTGCCTGTGTACGGGCTAGTTTAGATTTTTCTTGATACAGAGCAGAGTACTGAGTAAGTTGCTCGCCAGTGAGCGAGTTAAGAGCAAGTAGTTCAGGTAAAGCTTTCGGTCCCATCTCGCGTAACTCAGCAATCAATCCGTCATCAATAGCCTTATTGGATAGTTTCTCGATTTCCAGTTGCCACAATTTGAATGCGTTAACTTGCGAGGATAGATTCGTAAGTAGATCGGCGCCGGATTTTTCAAGCTTAATTTCGAACAAATCAAACGTGTTGGCGAATGATTCAAGAGCCTTCGCGCGATCATCTACTGATTTCGTATACATATTCGTAAGGTCTTCTTCTTCCTTACGTAGTCGGTCGTTAATAACCATCATCTTACTTGCGTATTCATCATTGACCTTAATGACTTCATCATTGATTGCTTTAAGTGATGCCTGGTACGCCTTTTGAATTTCCACACGTTCTTTTGTGCCTACTTGGAACAGAGCGAGTGATTTCCTCCACACTTCTGACTCAGCTACGAGTGACAGTTCGTCCAATGATTTTTTATCAGCAACATAAGTCTTGACGGATTCCAGACGGGCCTTTGATATTTCAGCTTCTTTCTTCTGCATATCCTTCCACGCTTTTTCGTTAATACTAGCGAGTTTCTTCTGCTCGTCCTCATTGAGTTTAGTCAATTTAGAAGAAGCATCAGCACGAATGTTATGGACTCTTTGTGTACCAGTGGTAACAATCTCGCCTTTTTTATTCTTTGAAGTTTTCAATGCAGTTTGAGAAGATTGGTTAGATTTCCGCCCGAGTTCAGCACGCTTCTTAGCGAAATCAGCTTGAACCTCTGTACGCTTCTTCTCAGCTTCAGTGGCAATCTTAGTGATTTCTTCTGCATTCTTTTTAGCGGCTGTGGATAGTACTTTTGCGACACCTTCGATGGCTTTTTGGTTTGTGCCTTCTGTGGAAGTGATACCGATAGCAATACCGTCACCCACATCTTTACCGCTACGAATCATAACTTTAGATGGTGACGCGGTTTCCATTTCCTTCTTGAAAGCACCTTTAATTTTGTCAGTAATGCCTTTTATAGCATCTGCTACTACTTTCATTTTGTCGGTTATACCGTCAACAAGACCTTGTATAATGTCCTTGCCGATTTGTTTCAAGTCGATGTTTTTAAAGAACTTCATCGCTTCGTCCCATTTTTCGGAAATTTTCGTTTTAACTTCTGTCATTTTATCGCCGACAGCTTTCTTCATTTCCTCAAATTTTTCAGTGGCAGACGTCATAATTGATTGAACTTTTTCTTTCGTCCAAGTCCAGGCTTTATTCCAACCGTCTTGAATTCCTTTTGCAATGTCGCTAAATACAGTCTTCGTCTTATTCTTGAAGACTTCCCACTTAGATAGGATTTCGCCAGTCTCCCAGTTTACTTGTTCAATATGGCCTGAAGCTTGTGATTGGGCTTCTTTAACAACATCCTGGTGCATATTTTCAGCGTGTTTCACTGTTTCGTCTTTTGCTCTAGTGGCTTCCGCAATCATCTTAGTAGCTTGTTCGGCTGTAATAACGCCTGTCTCGTCGCGCATACGGATGATTTCAGCAACCGTTTCGTCGAACTGCCCTTCGGCTTCTTTCACGGATTCGTTACGCTGTTTTGCCGAGTTTTTAACAACCTCTGCCGCTTGCTGTGCAGATAAATCTCCTGCCGATTGCTTCATTTTTTCCATAATAATTTTCTGTTCAACTTCACTAGCAGACAATGCTTTTACCGCGAATTTATTCATGCTGTCTTTAATGTTATTAATCTCGGCAGCTTCCGCTTCAGTCAAGTCTCGCTTCGCATTTTTTGCCGCATTCATGATTTCGGCGATTCTTGCATTTTTGGATTCTAGCAAGAGGACGTCTAGGGTGTGATTGTTTTCTTGTTTTTGTAATATCTTCGCTTCTTCTTCGTCTGTTAATACGGATGAATTTAGGAAGAATGATGATGTAGCCGCCATACGTTCTGCGTGATTGGTATTTAATCCTTCCAATATCTGCGTATTCATGGCATTGAATTGGTCAATCATAGATGATGCCATTTCACCCGTCACGACTGTATTTCGGATACTCATATCCATTAAGGATTGAGACGCACCATCGGATAGCTCGAAGAAACTACCAAGTGCTTTTTGAGTAGCTTCAGAGACGCCTGTACCGAATCTATCAACCTCGGGTATAGCATCTTTTGATAGATGATTTACTAGTAATCCTACTCCGATACCAATACCTGCGATTGCCGCAATAGCTATTCCGATTGGTCCTGTTAACGCTGTAAATACTGCCGCTAATGCTCCTACTCCTGGTACTGCCGATGCCACCCCTGTAGTCACGACTGCGATTGCCATCGATGCTGTACCGAAGGCAGTCATTATTGCGCCTACCGAACTAACCAATGCACCTACAACAACTAAAACAGGACCAATAGCAGCGGCTATTCCTGCAATAACAAGGATAGTTTTCTGCGAAGACTTGCTTAGTTCTGCAAACTTTTCAATCCATGGTTCGATGGCTTCCACAATCTTCAGTAAGACCGGGATAATGATTCCGCCTAAAGTAATACCTAAGTCAACCATTTTATTTTTAAACGTTTCTAACTGTGAGGCCGTTGTTGCGTAACGTTGAGCCGCTTCATTAGTTAAGGCGTTATTTTCTTCCCACGATTCATTAGAGAGATCAACCGCACCCGCGAAAAGTTCACTCGCATTACCAGCACGAAGTAAAGCATCACGAAGTCTAACTTCTGAAATACCCATTTCTTGAAGCATGTTAATAGCTGAATCTCCTGCTTCTTCTGCAGTACCTAAACCGTTAATAAACGCACCAAGCGCACCAACAGCATCCTTCTCAAAGGCTGTTTTAAATTCTTCGCCCGTCATTCCTGCAATTTTACCGAAGTTTTCTAAATCCACGCCTGCTGTCAAGAGTGAATTTAACTCTTTCTTGGTCATGCCCATATCTTCAGCCAAATGCCCAAAGGCTTTACCACTGTGGGACGCCATCATTTGTAATTCTCTAACCGTCATCCCTGTTTTGCCTAGAACTTCTTGAAGTCCTGTAAAACCACTAGTAGAAGCTAACTGCATCCGGACCATCGCTTTGGATATTGCCGAACCTCCCATTTCAGCTTCGATTCCTACTGAAGTAAGGGCTGTGGACAATCCGAGTATGTCGGCTTCACTCATGCCTACCTGGGCGCCTGCTCCTGCTAATCTCATAGCCATACCCATGATTTCGGACTCTGTTGTTGCGAAGTTGTTACCTAGTGCAACGATACTGGAACCGAGTTTATCAAATTCCGTCTGTGGCATTTTTGTGATATTAGCAAACCTTGCGAAGTCTGTAGCCGCTTGTTCAGCAGTCATGTTAGTAGCTACCGCAATATCACTAACCGTGCTCGTGAAAGCTAATATATTTTTAGTCTCAATGCCCAATTGCCCAGCCGATTCACCAATTGCGGCTAACTCAGTTGCAGCAGTGGGACCGGATTTAGCCATATCACGAATACCCTTTTCAAGTTCAGCAAACTCTTCTTCTGTTGCAGTAACCGTTTTTCTAATTCCTGCGAAGGAACTTTCAAACTCGACAGCTGCTTTAGTAGCTAAAGTACCTACCAACATAATTGGAGCAGTAACTTTCATCGACATATTTTTCCCGATCTTGGTCATTTCCTTGCCTACGTTTGACATGACAGCCCCGACAGCTCGCATACGTTCGCCTAGCTGTGTCCATGAACTTTCACTCAGCCGCAATTCATCCCGTTGCCGTTGAAGTGCTGCAGCTACTTGCGCTAATTCAGCTTCAGTCCGGTTATATTCAGCGGTAGCGCGGTTTAATTGAATAGCAAGTCGTTCTGTCTCGACTGAGTTTTCACCAGTAGCAGCTTTGCTTGCGTCATAAGCCGCTCTCAATCTCTCAACCTTGGTTTGTTGTCCACTGAGCATGCGGGATAGCGCGTCTTGTTTGGATGTTAGCCCCGCTGTGGACTGACCCCAAGCATTACCATGGTTCTGTAAACCACGCATTTCCTGTCCCATCGCTTTTAAGTTACGGTCAATACTAGCCATTGATTGTTCAAACTTAGCCGAGTCAATGGAGAGTTTTATCGCTAAATTACCTATATCCTCTGCCATAATTTCACCCCTTTACCATTGCACCTGGTCGGCATAGACTTTTTGTGATTTCGCTTTTTCCTTTTTCCAACCATTAAAAATAGCGTGACGGTTCCACAACGAAAGAATTTTTCGCGGTGTCATCCTCCACACTTCTGATTCGGTTCTATTTAAATGGACAGTACCGATATAAATGTAAAAGTCATATGGAATTTCGACAGGCTCGTCGCTTACTTCCCCGCTTCGTTTCCCTCGTCGCCATCACTTTCAGGCATTGCATTCGATAATGAATTTCCTAGTGCAGTAATAACTTTTTCGATATTTTGCATATTTACCAATGCGCCCACTTGCTTTTCAGTGAAATTGGCGTCCTCTTCATGCGCTAAAACGGCGTGTAATATAGTTCTGATTTTCCTAAAGTTTCTCTCAGTCAAACCTTCAACTATTTGTTCGAATCCCATGCCCTTTTCTTCCAATTCACAAAGCGCATTCATATCGAATTTAAGTGTCCGTTCCTTATCAAGTGTGATTTTGACGCCTTCGTCTTTCATTACTTCCGCTGTCGATGCTTTAGCCATATTCCATCATTCCTCCAGTTTTTAAGTAAATAAAAAGAGAGACGGTTTCCCATCTCCCTGTTAGTTTTTTATTAAGGTGTCGGTACTTCTTCGTAAACTTTAGTGAACCAGTTCGTGACAATAGTAGGGTCAGTTAGCGCGACATCATCAGAGTCTACAACACTACGTTTCAAGCCTTCCCCTTTAGCATTCAGCACCGTGTCGGAGTGTACGAACGTCCCTGTGATTGTCGGGGTATTATATTCGATTGACTCACCTTTAGTTGTGAAAGACTCTTCTGGTGGTGCGAATGAACCTTTGTAATACACGATGTAACGATATTCGCCATTTGACTTGAGCGAACGGAACATTAAAGCTCCTTTTGGAGCAATATCACCGCTTGAATCTTGCACTACGCCATCACTGTTGACTGTTTTACCTAACAATTTCGCATAAATTCCATTCGTCAATTGGTCAATTCCAAGCGAGATTTCTGATTCTCCCTCAGAGCTTGCTGTTTCTGCTGCGCTATCGTCAGCGTAGAGAATGTTGGTACTAACATTTGCTGTTACAGATGCTTCGAGCGCCTTTGCAATCTTAAACGGTGTACCAAATGTACCTGCCGTTTCATCAATCTCTGCAAAATATAAATCTCTTAATCCAATTAGTACTCCTGCCATAATTAAATTCCTCCTAGTGTGTTGTCATAATAAAATCTAAAAACTTTATGATTTATCTTCGTATCTTTCTCGTAAAACTCAGCAGCACTGTTTCTTCTGAATCCTGCAGCTGTCATTAATTCGAATACCTGTTTAACGAGAGCTGTATAGTTACCTTTTGACCAAATATCAACTTGATAGGAATACCGCGTCTTTACTTCCACATCTTCTGCGTAAAGAGCGCCCATCTCGTTGTATTCAAAAAATGTAATATACGTTGTCGCTTCGCCCGGATAGTTGAGAGGGTAGACAGGGACTCCGGTAGGTTTAAGAGTGTTCATTATCAAACTGTTCAAATTCCTAACCCCCTCCTTATCTCTTCAGCCATGATCTGTTCTATTTTCGCTTTTTCCTGTTCAAAAGTTGGGCGCATAAACGGTCGAGCAGGAATCTTCGAAGTGCCTAGTTCGTGATAGTACAAATAAAACGCATCATTACTTTGATTAGACAACCCGACTTTGATGGTACCGTTTATGATTTCACGATTAAGCACAAAGCTTTTTTCTGACTTACCTGAGCGTTTTTTCAGCCCGAATGAGTAAACATTTTCTTCGATTTTGTTCCGTAAATGTTCACCTGCTTTTTCAAGCGTTACTTTTTCAGTTGCTTTGAAGTTAGCCATGTCAGCTAGACGTCGATGCAACGCATCCAGTCCTTCGAATTTAAGTTCCACTTAATCCACAACCTTTAAAAAAACAGTCATTGAAGCGTTTAATCCATCGTCATTTTCAATAGATACGATTTCATGCCTTTTTCCGTTCCACATTGCGAATAAACCGCTAGGTCTCTCGTTTTCGTCAAGCGCCTTACGATACCGAATAGTAAACTCTCGACTATTCTCCATATTCTCTTGGGCAGCCGCATAAAACGTTCTACCTTTCAAGGTTCTTAACTTCGCTTTGGTGGAAATGTAATCAATATCAACTGCGGATGGATAACCGTCTTCGTCTTGCCCTTCACCTTCGTATTGGAAGATGAGCGTTTGCCTTAGATCCCCAGCATTCAATTTAGGCTTGTACTTAAATGGTTGCATCGGCATCACCTACCTGAATTTCTTCAAGAGCCTTGCCGACTCCTAGGCTATTAATCTGACTCAAAAAGTTTGTATTGAAATATTCCAGAGCATCGTTATACGCATACCTGGAACGCTCGAAAACGAGTTCTTTGAATGACAGGTTCGTCATATCGTAATCTCCGCAAGCTGTTTTCAAGGAAAAAAAAGACGCTGAGAGGATACGTGTAAGATTTTCATCTTCACCGTTATCCTCAATGCGCATGCGTTCTTTGAATTCTTTTAATTCATCATCCGTGATGCTCATTTACATCACTCCTTGCTTTTTGAATCTTTTTCCTGCTTCTTAACTACAGGTTTTTTCTCTTCTTCCTTGATGAATGCGGCCTTGTAGTGTGGATGAAGTTCGGATAATTCATTTAAGCGTTTATTGGTAGGCTTAAAGCTTCCTTTCGGGTACTCGTCGCCCACCTCATACAACCTACCTTTATCCTCTTTATCTTTGAATTGCTTAATTACCTTGCGAGCCATAATCTTTCACTCCTTTTGTTTAGACTGTTGGCGCAAACGAGATAGCTAGGTCATATACCAGTGCCGCTTTATTATCCTTCGGCTTACCGTTAGCAAACTGTTTAATTGTGTAGAGAGTAGCATCTTCGATGGCAAGTGTTTGATCGAACTTTTTCAATTTGTAACCACCTGCGATAGCTGCAGTATATCGACCTTTAACGAAGAACAAAGCTTTGCCCATCGGGATTTCTTCGGACTCAACAACCTGGACGTTATAAGGCAAAGCCATTACCCATTGACCGTTTTGAGTCTGAATAGTGTTACGTGCTTGTACACCAATACTATCCACAGGATTCACTACCATAACAATTTTATTTAGCACCTTCAGAGACTTACCTTCGGTTTCACCAACCTTTGGTGACGCTACAGAAAGCTCTTTCACAACGTTGAATAGTTCACCAGCAACAACTTCACCGAATTGAGACGGCGCGAACGTTAGCGTTCCAGATGATGTTTTATTAGTAACCGCTCCGGTATCGGGGTCAACATTTTTCATTAGTCCAACCGGTTCATTTACTCCTGGTCCTCTACCATTTACATAACCAAATTCAAGACCCGTAGAATAAGACTCAACAAGCAAGGTGCGAACGTATCGCTCAATCCACTCTGGACCAAGTTCTAACATGTCATTTGGAATTACAGCAAATGCAGTCAGTTTGAATTGACTAATGCTCTCTTCACTGAACGCAGTATTGATTTGCCCTGCAATGCCATCAAATAACTTACCCCAAGCGAAAGCTTTTGTTGGATCTGAATCAATGTAACGTGTAACGGCTCCGAGGTCTTGAATGCCAAGAGCATCAAGTAATGGATGTTCTTGCACCAAGTCTTCAAATACTCTCACTTGAGTAGTTACGGGAAGGATTGAATCGTCTTTGAATCCACCGTCCAGGACTGCCGCATTGAAGAATTTCTTCTCCTCAGAAGTCAGCACGTTCTGACCACGTTGCTGAAGAATAGAACGATCAAGCATTTCGTTGTTTACTTCTTTTGTAATTGCAGAAGCTACTTCTGTTTGCAAAGCGTTGAAATAGTTCTCATAAGCGTCAGTCGTTTCTTTTTCTGTCACGTTTTCTTTCGAAAGTACCGCAGATAGTGCAGTTTTAGCATTTTGGAATGTTTCTGATTTATTGAATTTAATTGTCATTGTTTAATTCCTCCATTTTTTGTATTTAAAAAAGCCTAGATGCTCTGTTTTGTTTAACAGGCGCCGGCTTTTCTGGTTCAACATTTTTCAATTGATCTAACTCATTTTGCATGGCTGACATTTGTACTTTTAATTGCGAAACTTCCTCATTGTCATCCACAGTAGATGCAGTGGTAGAAGTAGCAAAGCCTATCGTTAACGCATCGTTCGCACTAAACCACGTTTCCGCATTGACCATATCACGAATTTCATCACGAGTAATATTGGCTTTTGTCATGTAAATATCAATGATTCCGTCCTCTAGTTTTTCAAGTAATTCGGCTTCTTTTCTAAAGTCGCCTTTATTACCCCAAACTATCGTACTTGCTTCGTGAATCATCAACATGGAACCCGCACCCATGATTAGTTCATCCGCCGCCATCGCAATTACGGAAGCCGCAGAACACGCCCATCCATCTACATAAACAGTCACTTTACCTTTATGGTCATTTAATCTGTTGTATATCGCAATACCGTCAAATGCTGATCCTCCGGGGCTGTTTAATCGAACAACTAAGTCATTGTCGCCTGCATTCTTCAATGCGTCGTCTACATCTATCGCTGATGTTGAATCCCAAAACCATGATTCCCCAATATCACCGTAAATCGTTAGTTCCGTCACACCTTTTTCTTCATCATGATCGGCCGCGAAATTATGAGGGATACTTGATAAGTCTTTATTATATTGTTGATTTTTGAAGCCGAATTTACGTTTCACTGTCACTATTTTCACCTCCTTTAAGTGCTTCAGAGCTTTCTTGGTAGTTTTTGGTAATAAAGAACTTCGTCATAATCTCATCATCCACAGTTTCTAACCCCAGTTCAGTTCGAATCTCATTCCCATTCATAATCCCCGATGCTCTCAATTTATCTACAGCAGTAGAAAGGTCGAAAATGTCACGATAAGAAGGTTTTCGAATGTCAATATAATTCCCGTCGAGATATTCTTTCTCTGTGAAAAACTTTACATCCGCTTCGTCTTTGATTTTCTTTAAAATAGGTGAGACAGTGAAAAACATATAGTTCTTCGTCTGTTTTTCTACGTCAGCCATATCCCCACGAAGCAAGCTTATTGGAATGCCCATAACCATGGCTACTTGATTTAAAAAACCATCGGACACTTTGTTTAACTCGTCCACACTCTGACCGGCTTGACCGTTAGCGGACAGTTCTTTATATTCGAACCCTTTTTGTTGCGGAATAATAGCGACATCTTTGCTATCGATAGCTTTGTACATGTTGTCAATAAACGCTTGCAATTGAGTCTGCTGTTCTTGTGTTTTGGCGTTAATCAAATCCATATCCACAGTTCCGCGGATCTGATTCTTCCGTTTCTGAGCAGATAATACTCTTCCGAATAACTCGCCATAGTCAGCAAACAACCCGTCAATCATTGGCGCTAGTTTTTCATTACTGTATCGTAGATGGATGACTTCACTTTGTTTGAATGTTCGTTTGAATTCAAAATCCTTAACAACCACATTCGAGAATATATCCTCATATACGGCGTATTCGACGTGTTGAAAATCATCAGCAATTAATAAGTCGCCATCATCCGCTTGGATAATTAAACATTCGTTATCATAGACAAGTTTGTGGATGAAGGTCTGCCAAAACGTGCTGGCAGTCACGTTTTTACTAGGTCTGACATTCAATCGATAATACAGTTCATCTTTTTCAAACGTCTTGCCTTTTTTTACTCTGAATTCTGATTGGCTAATGGTCCTGGCTAAAAACGCGATACAGGTGTCTATCGCTAATCTCTTCATGTGGACTCGGCTGGATGTCTCTTGAAACATTTCAACATCGAACATAAAACCTAGTTCACTATTTTTTTTGAATATATAATCCAGTAGTCCCATTTTTTTATTTTCACCCCCTTTTAAAACCTAATAGAATCAAGGAAAAACTCGCTACTTTCATTCAATTCCATATCAAACTGTAATGCATGAAGGAACGCAAAAAAGCCGTCAGTCTTTCTCGTCTTCGGCTCAATTTTTTCATATGTTATATTTCCCTTGCCGTCATACTTTGCATATGTGTTATTGACATACCACCGCATCATCATATCGTTACCGAATACAATGTTTTTGTATGCGAACATTTCTTCTATAATCGGTTGCATTTGCGTATGCGTTTTGGTTCCGCTTCGAGCAATATCAAGAGTAAAGCCGTATTCCTCAAATACTTCCCGCAAATGATTGATACGGTACATATCACTTGTAATCTTCTTAATGTTATATAGCTTAGACTGTTCCAAAAACCACGTTGCAATTATTTCGGGTTTGTTTGTTTCTTCGCGGATGATAGTAACAAGCCCTTGTTCGATTGCTAATTCAATATCCATCCTAAAGTTCGTTAACTGCAACGAACGGTGATTAATGAATGTGTGACTCTTCCAGTACCGCTTGCCATCCTTTTTAAATAACAATCCGACACCAACAAAGTCCCGCGTATCAGCATAGTCAATACCACCGATGCACTCAGCCCCCAAGAAGTCGGGAAAGGGTTGATTGGTTGCCGCTATCTTGTCCCAATCTGCTACACCATCCTGTGAGAGTTGAGAGGGTATGTTCATCCGCTTAGTCATGAATTCAATACGTGCGGATGGACGTTCTTTCATGCGGTCATATTCAAGCTTCATTTCTAGCTTTAAGTCCGGCATGTATTCAATGGATGGGTTAGCTTTCTCCCACATTCTGAAATCATGGTATTCTTCGGGATCATCGAGTCTGCACATAAACGGGAACATTCTCGAATTTGGAAGTTCGCCATTCAAAACGCGTTCGGCTTCTTCTTTCATTTGATCCAAGAATCCATCACGAACATTTCCGTCTGTGGTCAGATAGATTCTTCGTGGACGTGGGACTTTACCAAGGCCGGATGTAAATACTTTTATATTGTCTTCCGTCTCATAGGCGTGGATTTCATCGAATACGACTACACCAGGACGGAAACCATCTTTTGTTTTTGCGTTATTCGTGTAATAACTTACTTCTGCTTTAGTTTTATAATGACGAATGACTTCCATCGTTTTCTTAAAGTGTTTCTTGAATACATCCCAATGATCTTCTAACACATCTTTCAAATCATTGAATGAAGTCTTTGCTTGTTTTTCGGATGTGGCCACGATATCCACATTGTATCCCCGAATATCTTGTTTGCCGGAAAAGTGAAATGCGAGTGCTGCGAGGAACGCATTCTTCCCTGCCCCACGTCCCATATATAGAAGGAACTCATTAAAAACTAGCGAACCGTCATCAAAGAAAAGCCCGAACATACAAGCTGTTACAAACTTTTGCCACTTGAATAACTTGAACGGGAAATACTTCTCGATAGATTCGATTGCATCGTCAACCGCTTCGTCGTCAATCACTACGTCGTCCCGCGCTAGTTTTTCTTCCACAAGGGAGATCAGTTTCCTAACATCTTCATTAACTACGATTTCGCCTTTTTCGACAGCTTGTATATATTCTGTGATGTACTTGTTATGTTTAATATCCTTCATTATCTTCAGGCTCTTGTCTTACGGGCTTCAATCCTAATTCAGAAAGCAACCGCAGCATTTGATTATTCGTCCTTGCATACTCAGGTACTGAAGGATTTATCTTTGATCCAGTGTTAGAGAATATTTTTACGCCTTCTTCGCGAAAGTCCCTCTCTAATGCCTGGGCCATATCCCACATAGTCAAATATTTGTCAATCATGTCTGTGTAATGCTCACCGTCAACGCCATCGGCTGATAATTGATTGAGTAATCCTCTCTTGATTCGGTCGCGTGACTTGGCGACATTATCAATAACATCCAAGTTTACACCACTCAATTTCCTCCCTCCTTTAAATTCCATTTAATCCCAAGTGTTTATACGCGAATAAATCAATATATGTCTTTTTTCTTCACCCCAGCGGTCTTTATTGTTTTTCAAAAAGACACAATTCAGAGATGGGGGGTATTTGAGAATTAATGTTTGTTTAGTTTGTTTTAATTGTTTTAACTATAACAACAATTACCATTTCTCTTCTCTTACGAATGTTTCGCTTGGCTTGTATCTGTCGTGGATTTCGTTGTGATGTTGTATGCAGATAGTAATTAAATTCGATAGCACAAGCGCAAGATTCGGATGATATTCTATTTCTTTTATGTGATGAACGTTTAACTCAATCGATTTCCGTTTACCTTTTTCTTTAATGGAATCGAGATGAACCTTGCCGTCTTTTTTACACATCTGGCATTCAAAATTGTCTCTCTTCAATGCTTGCATTCGTAATCCGTTCTTACCATTCCACGATTTAGTGTTATAGAATTTCTTTTGTTGTTCTTTTGTTTTGTATTCAGCCATGCTTGTTCACCTTGCTTATGAGTAGTAGTAGAGGAATTGATATGAAGACTGTGAGTATTAAGCCTGTAGTTATCATTGCTTCACTCCTTGTTTACTTCCGAATCATGCTCACCATAATCCCGAAACAAATCATCCCTACCCATCCAAGTGGTGTGCATAACACCCATATCATTATCGTTGCTAATTCACTCATCATTAACCCTCCTACCGTATGTGGCTACATAACGGAGTAGCGAACCGAGATAGAATCACGCATCCTTTCTTGTGTTAGATACTTTTATTTCAATCAGCAAGAAGGACCACCACCTTTTATGTAATAACGACTAATCTTCTTGTTCCGACAACCAATCATCGTGAGCACCATCTGCTTGCAGTTGAAGGTAGTAAGCATCAACTTCGCTAACGATTTCTTTCCTCATCTGTAAGGCTCTCTCTTCAAACTCAGTACCTTTAACCTCTTCAAGAAAACGGTCGATTGGTTTTAATATTGATTCAATGTCCATTCGAGACACCACCTTTAAATTTATGTATAAGAAAAAGCCCACTCGATTGAGTAGACTTTGAATGTATTATTTATTCAGTCGCTATTACCCTGGCATCATCCATGCTTAGCTTTATCTCTGCTTTCAATGCCATGTACCTTTCAAGATGGTTTTCGTATTCTTTATCGCTCGCGGCATTCTTAATAACTACTTGTAGCTTGCGCATATCCTTCTGCAATCGACGCGTTTCATCACTCGCATAGAAACTAACGTACTCATGTTTGCAATGAGGACAACGGAAGAATGTTTTCTCGATACCATTTTTAACTTTCTTATTGCGGAACTTTGTAATGGTGAATTCCTTTTCGCATCCCAAATTACATTGGGCAGCTACTGGCTTATTTGCCATGTGATCATCCCTCCACAATTTATAGTAGTCGCTAATTAACTATTATATACTCTCAAGACTACATACCATAGCAAGTCCTAATGATAGCTAGTCAACCCTTACCTACTAGCCCGCGATTATTGTGTGACTCTATGATATATAGTCTTCAAGGTATATAAAAGGAACATCCGCATACCCGTTAGCGCAGTTCTACATAGTTTACTATGTGCCGTGTATGCGGATGTAAAAGAGGGGAAATGAGTAGGTCGCTAACCAAAGGAACCTACTCTATCAGATTACTACAGGTGAGAGTGAACTTCCTTGGTGTTAAGAAGTTCACCGTTTGTTCGTACTGTGTTATTAACCCTTAACCACTTCCAACCGTGCGTCTTGCACACCAAGGCTACACATTCTCCCACCTTTTTTAGATTTCAAGAAGACACAAATATATTCGTCTTTACTTAACGAGCGGTCTTCCCAACGTGCGACTCGCAATGTGTTCCCTACCCTTAACCAAGCATGACTTACATCCGGTGTTTTCACGATTTTCACTATGTCACCGGATTTAATTTCAGTCCCATTTACATCTAATGCTTTCACTATTTTCACTACCATCCCTACTTCCCGTTTGTGTCAACCCCGTCAAACCCACCCAATCAAATCAGCCGTATCATCCAACAACCCATTCCGTAATCTCAACACTTTACTCCTGGACATATTCAGCTGATCGGCAATCTCTTCCCATTCATAACAATTACGTTCAGCATCCCAATATCGCATGTCCACAATGACCTTCAAGTCTCCTTCAGACTGATGATATAGGCTCTCCACAACGTGCGTAATCTGTTTTAGATTCTGATACAGCTTATCCTCTATCAATCGTGTTGCAAGCTGTTCAGTCGGCTTAGAGATTGTACGGACAGAGTTTGCACCACCACCCGTGTTTTCGTCATCAGAGTTACGGCTCATTAACTCCCACTCGCGATATTTAAGCTGCTGCTTGTTCTGTTTATAATTGGACCAGTATTCTTCAAGCTTTTGGATATCATGTTTGTTTAGTGTTTTCATACCGTCACCCCTTTTTTAAAGTCTTGCTTTAGGTCGTATTGTTTTTGGCTTTCTCTCCTTCAACCAAAGAAGGAATTCTTTTCTGTAACGAAAGTATTCAAAGAATCTATGAGTAGCTTTCAATTGTTGGTAAACCCAATTGAGTGCTAACCCCCAAAGCCAAACCACTAAGGTCAGAAACGCCAATACCCCTAGACTCAAAACAGAGTAGTAAGCTACTGCGACAATTACCGCTTCCACACCCTCACCTCAACTTCAAATATTTGTCATACTCTTCAAGCAACCTACAATTACTCAACGTCCCCAACGCTTCACGATTCCATATCGACCACAATAGCAACCACTCTATGATTTCCTCACGCTCGTCCACAGTCATGGCTTTTCATTCCTAAACAGATCCCGCATAGCCTTTTCGAAGCATCCGAGACATAAGTAACTTCCGTGTTTACGGACTGGATATGTTTTGCATTCAGTACATGTTTTAGGGTTCATAGTGATCCTCCTAGTAACCGTTATTTTGTCTTGAATGATTGACTTCGTTCTTTGCCATGTAAGCAGATTCTATTTCCCCCCACGTAAATCCAAGCATCTCACCTAGTCCTATGAACGTATCGAGGACAGACGCATAATCACTAACCGCCTTATACCTAGAAAAATTGCTTATCTCATCGAATAGGTGGCTAAACTGTTCCCTCACAGAACTCGTTTTAGTTATCCAAGATTCGTCGTAGTCTCCCGTCATCGTGGTTTCTTCTCTTTCCAACCCGATTGACAGGATGAAATGCAGGCAATCAACGTACTCCTCTAGTAGAGGGTTTTTTCGTTCGGGATAGCCATTACACTCCTCGCAAGGTTGCATGTGGTCGGCATATCCGTTGAAATGGCAATAGCCTGTACCCTTACATTCCTCACAACGTGTTCTCGACTTTTGGTTTTCACTCCAGAACTTAAACCCTCGCCATTCGTTCGCGCATTCTCCGAGTTCAACCTGTAACGCAAGAATCTTTTCGGGAAGCGTGTCACGTCCTTCTAGCCCCTTCTTCTCGATGATCGCCGCATCTAGCACCTTTTGAATATCGAATAATTTTATAAGATTCATTTCACACTCTCCAATTCAATCAGTTTATCTAAATAGAATTTTGCTTTCTGTAAATCTTCGACACCGTTCTTTTCCGTGTACCGAGTGGTGTATTTCAGAATGTTCATTTGGAAGAATCCTGCTTGCCGTTCCTTGGATAGTTTCCCCTCGCAGAATCTGATAACGTCAATTCCACCTTTATGATAATGATCTGGCTTGTAAACAACGTCGTCACTTTTAATCAACACAATGCTTCCTCCCTTTTACGTTGAGCCGTTACCCCTGCCCGCCTAGCTGATTCCACTTTAGGTATGATAGGAGTAGTTGCTGCCACTTCTTCATCCCATCCATGCCTTCGAACTCTTTGACGGAATAAACTGAGTTTTATACCGTTCGCCTTTGCAACCTCAATCCACTCGCTATGAAACGGAACCTCAACTCTTGTCCTTTGTGTAATCGCTCGATCAACATCCCATCCGTATTGGTGTACTCTTTGATATAAAGTCTGATATGAAATCCCATTAGCCTCAGCGATAGTCTCGTCTTCTAGTGAAATATAGTAGTAACGTTTTTCCAATTCAACGCCCTCCTCCTAACTTTGCAATCCTTGCATCCATTTCCAATCCAGCAATAACTTTTTTAGCCCTATTCAATTGTTCTTCAAGTATCCTTTTTTCTTTCAACAATATATTGTAAGCTTCGGAACTTCTTTGAGCATTAGCATCGCGTTGCTTCAATAATGCTTCAGCACTTTGCGCCCGACTTTCCCAAGAACTCGATACTTGTACACGTTTTTCAATCACTTTGTCTTTCCGTCTAACCTCTTGAGCTGATCTATTCACTTTATGACTTAATTCCCTAATGGAAACGACGTTTCTGTTTAACGTTTCTTCTTGCCACCAAAGTTTTTCAAGTAACGGTTCTAATAGTTTCTGCAGCTTAGTTGTCGTTATTGTTTTCTGCCCTTTTATCACTTCCTGCAGCTCATCCTCTGGTCGAAGATGGATCATTTTTGATGTGTGCATTAAATCATCTGCCACCTTTCAATCACTTCGCCCTAACAACCATCAACCCATGTTCTTGTTTCCACTTGTGAAACTTTTTAGTTCCGACACAAAGTTGTTTCATGATTTGCGTGTCTGTCATCTTACTCGCTTTGAATTTCTTGTAAATTCCGATGGTCAACGTATCGACAGTCAAACCTTCAGCGTCGGGCTTCGGTGGTAATTCGACCTCTATCTTCTTCCGATTGGAAACTAATTTATTTAATTTCTCCCCTATCTTTCGTATTTCAACAGCGGCAGGACAAGGGCAACTCGTTCTATTCCCCGATGAATTACCCTCGATTTCATCAGTGCAGAGGTCACACCGCAATCCATCCAACCTGCTAATTTCAGCTAATATCCAAAGTCGTTTTTTCCGCATTTCAACTTTATTCAATCGTTTCGCAACCGTTTCAACCCCCATCACAATTCCCCCATTTCCTTTAGTCGATCAGTAATTTCCATGAACCATTCGATATCTACCAAGTCAAGCACCGTGTCAATTAGTGACAAAAGAAAGTCCTTTTCCGTGATAGGCCCGAGTGGTTTAGTCACGGCGTTCAGCCTCCAGTGCTAGACGGGCTATTTTTCCACTGTCTCGATAAATCGGAATTACAGGATCCCATTGTTTGACGACATTCGTTTCATACGTTTCTGCGTTCGCGTAAAACTCCAACGCTTCACGGAATCTCATATTTTGCTCATAACCCTTTTCAATTTCAGGAAGAATCTTATTTTGAATACGATTTTCCAACCCCTGCGCCCGTTCAGCTTGTTCGATAAGATAATCTATAGATTCAGTAGATAGTCTGACGCCTCTTCTATGCATATCTTTTGTGGCATCTATTTGCACCGCATTCATCTCATTCATCATCTTCCCTCCCTTTCTGAACCATCCCAGCACCCTTGCAGACGTAACATAATTCCGTTGCATACATTGAGCCACCTAACGTTCCAATCCCCTTGCAATCGGCGCACATGAGGGTTGTTGGGGCTATTGGTATTTCGTATGGGTTATGCATTGGAATCACTCTCCTTGAAAAAATCCTTGATATTCATTTTGAACCGCATTCCACATTCATAACAGGTCATGCCCCGATATTCAGTAGCGCCTTTTCTGATGTAGTTATGAACTCGTCCTCCACACTTCGGACATTTACAAGTGATTGTGTCAGTCATTCCTCAACACTCCTTTTCAAAGTTTCATAGTTTTTACTGCAGCGTTTGGTCGCACGTGCTAGATTTTCCCATTATTCGCTTCATAAAATGCCTGAGCAAAGCCTTTAGACGTTGCTGACCTAGCATTTTTACATTCAACAGTGTTCCACCCGTACGCTTTACCGTTTTCATCTCTTGGATAATGAATTTTCCCGTAATCCCCCGCGTGGTAAGGTTCTAAAGGTTTTTTTAACGGAATTACAAAATCGCCCCACAGACTAGTTTTCTTCGTATATCTGTCATCGTCGAAACCGTACCCGGCATACTCATAGGGGTGAAAGTACATTTTAGGATTACCCATCCAAGGGTTAAGTTTGTGAATTCTTGATATCGGATTTTCGATCACCCAAAAAACAGGCTTGAAATATTCGATTATTTCTCTTGTTTTTTCAATAAGTTTTTGACTTTCTGCTGTTCTGCCATCCTTATCCTTATCAGCAAACCATCTTGCTCCACTTACGGCGTAATCAGTACAAGGAACAGCTGCCAATATCCCGTATACATTGCTTTTATCAATTTGTTTGTAATCCCAATTCAGGATATCGATTCCTTTTTGAATATCTACTTGGATTACTTCTTATCCGTTTTCTCGGTAAGGATCGCTCCAATGCCCTGTAAGATCAAATAAACTTAGTATAATATTCCTCATATTCGTCAGCCCCTTCTCGTCAGAAAGGTGACCGGTCATTAAAACGTTGCCTGTTGACGATATGATTTTTATTTTTCACTACTGTGTTTGTATCTACTGCGAATCCTCTTTCTTCCACACAACTTTCGTTCCATCTTCAAGGTACATAAGACTTCCCTCTATGCCAAAACCTGTACCAAAACCTTTGCCGTCGGGATTCTTTCTTTCAAACTCCTTTTTCAAATACATAAACACCGCGTTTATCGCTTGGTCTGTTATGTCCTCACGCTTACCTGTGATTAGCCCTTTTCCGTTTGTAGTTGCATATTCAATCCGATTTCCTATCGCCGTGACCACTATTTCTTTCGGCATTCAGTTTCCCCCTTCCCCACAACCCGCATACAACCATCCCAACCTTTATCAAATCCATCCTTCGTCCCCAGCCAATACGACAGCCCCATTATTAACCCGCCACCGATGATTAGGATTAAGGCTTCTTGTAGTGTGATTATTGTCATTTAATCACTCTCCATCCCGCTTTTTTCATCCGATTCAATTCCTTACCGAAAAACACATCATAGATATAAACACGCTCGTGACCTTCCAGACGAGTCAACAACCACATAGGCCTATTATTCACTCGTTCTAGCACCGTACCTCCGAAGTACCGCACCGTATGTTGAGCGACTACTTCCGGCATCATAAGCGTGTTTGATTACTTTTCGATTATTAACTAATCCAGTTTGGCTATTACGGCTCTCCACCGTGTTTTCGTAATAACGAACAACTTCAAACCCGCTGGCAACTAATTCGGTAACGCGTTTTTCGCGGGCTTCTGCTGTCCCTCTGTTTACCGTTGTTTGGAAATAAGGTTGTGTTTTCATTGGTTTCACCCTTTCAATACGATTTCGATTGCTTCTTCTGATGATCTCGCAACCCCGATTATTACCGGATGCTGCTGCATCGTTTCGATGAAGTGTTTTTGCGCATCTCTTAATCTTCCGGTCACGGTTTTAACTTCAATAAAAATCATTTTTCCGTCAGATTTACGAAATCCGCATAGATCACAAAAGCCATTCGGGACGCCCGTATCGAAATAACGTCCGTCTGCCATTTTGACTTTTCCGGAGTTTACACGGAAGATAACTGCGTATGGATTCAAAGCTAAACGGATGGAATTCTGAATATCTGCTTCACGAATCGGAATCACCGCCGAAAAATATATTGAAATCCTTTATCCCTTGGGAGAACATGAAGTTTTCAGCTTTGTTTCTGAATTTATTTAAATGCGCTGCAGTCCTGGCAAGGTGATCAGTTTCTTCTCTTCTCATTCCTGAGTTTTGTGAAAGCGATCGTAATTTTGATAAGTCATTTCTTATGCTTTTCGATAAATCCCCGATTTCTTTCCAATCAGCTTCATTTACCATCGAAATACCTCCTAATTTTATAGTTTGGAAGGGTTTCTGGAAGGGTTGGAAATAGCGTTTAACCCCGTCACTACAATGTTTATTAGTGTTTTTTACACAAGGATGGGTCTCTTTGCAAACAGGGCTCTATACAATATATTTTTATATTTCTATTACTACTTTTTACTACTACTCTTCCAACCCTTCCAAAAAGTAATAAAGAGTAATAGAAAGATAGATATACCAACGGTTTGAAGGGTGGAAGGGTTTTCAATAGAACCCTTCCAAACCCTTACACAACCCTTCCAACTTTTTTTATTTACCATATTTTGTACGGGTAATTAGTAACGGTTTCTGATAATTCAGTCTTCCGAAGTCTTGTGAAGTATTTCACATACTCTGTCTACCACTCAATATCCCATCTTAAAAAACGGTTTTTTTTCTTCTTCTTTTACCTTTATTCCTTTGTAATAGATTCCGTTAGAAGAAAACTTAGGGAACTTTTTACTGATTTCCCTCCCGAATTTCGTATTGCTCATGGTATATTGGTTGTTTTCTTTCGCCCAATTATCATAGGATTGAAACAGAACCGATGCCTTTTCTGACCTTTCATCATCCCTCATGCAACACTCCTGGATGAACGATTCGATTGAATCCATTTCTACACGGTAATCTTGACGTTGATTTTTAATTACCTGCGGTTCTCGCAGTCCATCCTTCTGCCACATCAGATAACCCTCTACCGCCCAATGGAGAATAGCGTTTATCTCTCTCCGCAGCTTGTGGGCGAGCTTTTTATCAACCTTTTCTTCTGGTATCTGTACGGTGAATGGAACGATGGCCATCCTGCGCCAAATTCCGTCATCCGTGCCGCGTATAAATGGTTTGTGGTTTGTGGCCATCCATAATTTAAACTGTGGAGTGTATTCAAATTCGTCTTCATATAGGAATCGGGCTGTAACCCTGTCCCCGCCTGTTACCTGCTTGATTAACCCTTCGTCGAACCTTTCACCTTCATTCGGTTCTGTAGTCGTTACCAGGCGAGCTCCTGCAAGTTTTGCAATGTCCGGATTAGCGCTGCTAGACATTTGTTTCACCATGATGGCTTGCGGTTGAATATTCGTTGAGTAGCTGCCGAATAGATCCGTTACGATGTCGAGAAACACCGATTTACCATTACGGCCGTTCCCGTGGAGGACAAACATTACTTGTTCCTCCGTAGAACCGGATAGAGAGTAGCCTATCGCCCTCTGAATATAGTTAATTAGCGATTTATCACCATCGAAAATAGTAGTTAAGAACTCGTCCCATAATGGGCAATCCGATTTATCCGTGTATTCAACATTGGATATCTTAGTGAAGTATTTTTCTTTATCGTGTTCTTTCAGTACTCCGGCTTTTAAATCCAAGTAGCCGTTTTGTACATTGAACAGAAACTTATCGGCATCGAACGCTTCTGATTTAACAGGTAATAAATGTTCGCTTTCTTTAATCATGTTCGTTTTGCCATTATGATTTCGCGTTGATTTAACGTGCTTCTGAAACGCTTTTTTCATTTCTTCTTCATCCGCATCTTCGGGAATGAATATTCTCTCACTCTTCATTTTCACAAGAACCTGGTCGGCCATCGTTTTGATTTTTCCTTCTTGATCCGTAACCCACTTCTTGCTGTCGTAGAAGTACCAATTTTTTCGAATGTAGCTGTACCTCAGAATCTCACCGTGCAACGTTGTGAAGCGTTCTGCATTGCCCGTGTCATCGTAGGAGAAGTATTTGTTTTTCACTTCTTTCACATCGTGCTCCATAATGTACAGTTGATAATCATCATCCTGTGGTGCTGGACTGAACACGTTTGTACAATCCGCAATTGCTTTATTCAACGTGTTAATTCCGTATGTTGAATCGCCTGTTTTTCTATCCCATTTTTCACGATAGAGAGAAGATCCTCGGAAGATACTATCCATCTTTCCGTAATCCCTCGAAGTCCAGAAAGCTAAATCATTAGCAAATGCCATGTCCGCTTCAGACTGGCTGTCATAAAATTGGTCCCAACCACCACTTAGGAATAGTTTGAACCTCATGCCGTTTTTGCTATTTGAAGCAATTCGGATTAAATCGGTTTCGGGTAGATTGTTCCCCTCCCCCTCTGTGATGTTGCGGACAGGAGTTGGTTCGGATGTTTCTATATATTTACTGTGGAGGAATTTTATCTTTCCGTAGTCCTCGTCATCTGTGATGTGCGTATAACCGCCCAGGTGATTCCCTGTCACTGTGAAGAAACGTCCTGCTGTATAGATTTCAATATTTCCTTTGCGTCTGCCTGTTGGCGGTAATTCACCTTTAACAATGATGTGGATTCCATTACCGGATGGCGATACTTCTGCATAGCTGCCGAGCATGTCCACAAATTCAGAGACGATATTGTCATCGTGTTTATCATTTTTGTAATCTTCTATCTCTCCGCCAACGTCATCAATGTCTATTCCCACGTATGGCTCTTTGAAGAAGAAACCTATTCCGTCATAAGCTGTTGAAGCGGTGAGGGCAGTATCGAAATCTGCCCAAGTTGCTTCATCATTACTTTTTGCTAACTCGCCCGTGTTCGCATCGACAGGCATTTTCGTGTGTCTGCCGTTGCGTTCGACAATCTTGAAGCAACACCAACGATCAAGTTCTTTTAATTCATAAGGTATTTTTGAGTACATTCAGCGTCATTCCTTTCTCAGAACGGTAGGTCGTCATCTTCGACAGTTATCGGGCCACTGTTTCCCGCGAAAGGATCATTCTGCACTCCGCCAGCGTTTTCTTTCACCTTCTGTTTATGCTGCACATTCGGGAAACTCGTAACGTCCCATTTTTTTACGTTGAGATTGTTGTAAGTTTTTCCGTTATACTCAGATTCTTCGTTTTTCACCGTGACTTTCAGTGGCTTACCAACGTAATCACCAAGCAATTCATTCATGGATGAATACGACTTTCCTTTCGGAAGTTGTGCAGCTTTCCCGATTGTGTTAAACATCATCATGTTGTATTTCCCTGTGTCTTTCGTTTTCCAAAGTTTTTCGAAGATAATCATGTTTTTATGTTTTTGGTCAATATCGTTCCGAACTGTTAAACGGAAATCAGCATATTCAGCACCGTTTTTAGTAGCATCTTCGCCCGTAAATGAGATAACAACCTCGTATGTTCCGTCTGCAATACCTGTTCCTTCAAATGTGTTTTCAAAATCTAGTGAGAATCCTGTCATAATTAATCATCCTTTTCTGGTTTAGTTTTTTATAGTAATCCAAGCAATTTAGCCTGGTGGTACGCCCACCCCTGCGGCTTTCCGTAACCTCTGTTTCTTCCCAACTCAATCAACTCGCCCATACTCTTGCAATCGGACGGTTCGCGGAAATCGAGTTTCAGTTCAATGTCACCTTTTTTGATTTCTTCCAATTCAGCTTCAATTATTTCTTTTTCCTTCGCCATCTCGACTACGTTTCTATGTCCACAGTGAGGGCATTCTTTCCCGGTCGCGGGGTATGCCGCAAAACAATTTATACATTCTTTTATAGGCACTTCTATCACGGTCTTCGTCTTCTTTTTACCCTCCAAACTCCAAATTCGTTTTTCATCAGGCAATCCGAATCGGTGAACGTTTGCGACGTGATCAATGATGATGCTCGTCTTGCCAGGCTTGTATCTCATGCCCCTCATGCTCTGTTGAATAAAGAGGGAAAGGGAGTGAGTCGGACGCAACATGATGACTGTGGAGCAGTCCGGCACATCGAACCCCTCACCTATTAAATCGACGTTGCACAAAATCCGAATTTCACCATTACGGAATTTCTGAATGATTTCATCGCGTTCAGCTTTCGGTGTTTTAGCGTCGATGTGCTCGGCGTTAATCCCGTTATCAAGAAATTCTTGCTTTGCTTCCAAACTGGATTCGATGCTGTGGCAATAACAAATTGTCTGTTCACCATCCGCTAACTTTTGATAGTGCCGCACCATATCACCGTAGATTGCATCATTTTCTTTTAACGTGTTTCCGATGGATTCATTTGAAAACTCTTGCAGTCTATTCAGTTCCAGATGTTCTTCGTTTATCAACTTCACCGAATAGTATTTATAGGGAGAGAGAAAACCATTTTCAATCAACCACTCCGCATCGACTTCTTCTATTAAGATGTCGTTGATATCTCCCATACCAGATCCGTTCATTCTGATTGGGGTTGCGGTGAAGCCTAATTTCGGAACGTCGTCGAAGTGGTCGTATATCCTTCGATACGATGCGGCCAACCCGTGATGCGATTCGTCCGTGATGATTAATGACGGTTTAGCTGTTTTTTCTAACCTACGGACAACCGTTTGAACCATGCCGAAATCTACCAAACTCATATCAACTTCATTGCTTTGGAAAGTCCCGCGTATCTGGTCAATCAACTCTTTCCTGTGGACGAGGAACAACACACGATTTCCTTTATCAGTCGTCATTCTAGCGATTTCTGATATAATAATTGATTTTCCTGCGCCGCACGGGGCAACTACACAAGGTGATTTAAAACCGTCCATGTACGACTGCCTGGTGCGATTAACTAGCGTTCGTTGGTAGTCATGGAGTTTGAACATCGGCACCACCCTTACTTGGTACATATCCAACCTTGAAAATATCCTCCTGCAAGCAATTCTTCCTGGCATCCAACTGATTTTTCGCGAACATTTCGTCATTCGGCTGCAAGTAGAATCCTCTATTACCCGATTCGGGGACGTACACTAATCTGCCGACCACATCGCATAACCCCATCAGATTCTCCAGTATCGTTTTTCGAAAGTGTGGGTACACTCGATTGAAAGTTTGTCCTGCCGAGGTCTGCCACTCGTCTGTCATCTCCCAAGCGAGGAAAACAACCCTTTTATCTAACCCCTTGATAGCTCGAACAACTTCCCTCATTAAGAAGAAATCTAATCTGTTATAGTGAGCCAACTCCGGTGCACCTTTATTTTTTCCAGTGCTTCCCGCTTCGGCCAACATCGCTCTGACCAACTCCGAAATGTTGTCTACCACAATCGTGTCGTATTTATCAGCCAGTCCACCTTTCAGCACCTTCAATAACTCCGTCCATGATGTCCACGCTGATTCAGTTGGGAAGTCTAGCACGTCAATATTTTTTTCTCCCTTCAGAACGTGAGATGTTTTGTCAATATCGATAACTAACACTCTCTCGTCTTTCGGTAAAAAACGGATTGTGTGCGTTTTTCCGATGCCTGGCGCCGCATACAGAAGGTAAGTAGCTTTATCTTTCGTGATGTTTTCGGCATTGGTGATTTTCATTTACGTCACCTCGACTGTGAAGTTGATGGATTCCGGTTTAATAACTACCCCAGGAACCGCTTGTCCAGTTTCATCGAACGCGGTTAGAACACCGTCGACATTCGCAACGGATAACGACTTTTTAAAATCTCCCCACATCGGTTCTTTCTTGATATAGTCCTGCATATCATTACTTAAGAGATGGACGAGCAAGGCGTCTTTATCAGCTTGTTCTGGAGCTGCTTTCGATGCTCTGGATTTACTTTTACCGTATGGGGTAGAAAGTGTTTTAGCTTTTGGATCATTGAGCAATAGCTGATGATGATAGTTCTGCACAAGATGCTCGAAGTATTCGATTTTTTCCAGAGATGCTTTGTTCTTATCTTTAAGCCAATCATTCACGCGGGCCAGTTCAGTTTTCGCAAAAGCGTTATTTGCTTCAACTTCTGCTTTCAACGGGATTAATACTTCACGAAACACCCAATTTAAGCTGCCTAAGTCTGTGATTTCGAAGCGTTCTTTTTCTTCGACTTCCACAATTTCTAATTCATTCATGTATATTTCCGTCCCTTCTGTGGTAAAATGTCAGTAACTTCATTTCAATTAGCCGCCGTCTGCAAACGGTGGTTTTTTAAATTGTCCGGTAAATGATGATTGCGCAAAATTCGCTCACGATTTTTATTTCGATAACTTCGTGGTCTGCAAATTCTTCCAACCATGTATTGATGGCACTACCTAAATTCGGCACATTAATTTGTTGTACCGCGATTGTTCCTGCGACTCCTAATTCCACTTTATTCACCTCCCTCAGCGTTCTCTTCCAGTACGTTAATTTGGTCTATCAATGAAGTGACTTCATCTTTCAGATTGATAATGTCGTTTAAAAGATCCTGCATCGTTAGTTCTAACGCTTCCAGTTCAGATTGGTGTGCATCCTTCAAGTCTGTTATTTCATCAGAGTGTTCGGTCTTCAGTTCTGTGATAGCTACGTCCAGTTCGTTGTAGATAGTTTCAATATCTTCATAAATTGTAGGTGCGATATACTGATTAGCCACTTCGCCATCTAAGTAGATTTCAAATTCTTTTAGTTCGCTGTTTTCGGGTCTGAATACATTCATTCTTCTTCCTCCTCCATTTTTTCAACCGTAATATAGTTCCTAGCATTCTTACGTTTAGCTATTCGCCTTTGATAAGTCGGCATGGTGTACCAATAAATCGTTTCCCGCTGCACACCTCTGAATTCTGCTAGTTCGTCCAATGTTCCGATGCAGAGAAGATCATCGCCTTTGTACATAACGTACTCAGCATTCATTCTCCGGCAACCTTCCTTTCCGCATTACCTTCCGACAATAGAGTGCTAGACAAGCAAGCCATATCACAAAACGCATTTCCTGCATGTTCGATATATTCTTCACCTTCGAAGATTTCAATTCCGCATGCTATACATTTGAAGAATTGGATTGGTTCAACCTGTGGATGGATGTCGTTGATATCAGGTAGGTTCATTCGGCTCCACCTGCACTTTCCGCTGAATATACTCCCACTGGTCTGGAATGGTTGTTTTTAAATCGGCGATTTCGGAAACTGACATCACTGCAATGAATTCCACTCCACCGATTTCCGCTTTTAATTCGAAAGGATAATCAGGGCAATCATCAACTTCAATGTCGAACTCCATGAATTCTATTAAAAAAGTGATAGATTCTAAATGCACGTGTGATTTATTTGAACTCACACTGACACCAAGTACAGTCCGTTCGGAATCATCCAAGATCGAATCCATTTGCTGCACCAGTACTGAAATTTCATTTAATGATATTGCAGCACGTTTTTTCTCACTCAACCCTTTGATATTATTCATTTCTATTCCACCTCTCGAATTTTTTATCAGACCTCTTCTGTTCAATTGCTGCCAATACATGTGCCGCGATTCCTAATCCCGCGATGAATACAATGTAGAGTGCGAATGCTCCCCAGTCTGTGTTCATTGCGCGGCCTCCATATCTGTTTGGAATAAGTCGTTGAGAGTACATCCGAAAATCTTAGTTAATTTAATAGCTTCCACCAGTGTGAAATCATACTTGCCATTTTCTTTCAAGCTGTAAGTGACATTCGTGATATTCAGCGCTTTCGCAACTTCGGTTTGTTTCATTTTTGCTTCTTTACGTTTAATAAATAGTTTGTAGTGCATTTTCCCACCCTCCCAATTAGTTTTCCTTTTCCACGACTTCATGAATCATGAAGTTGTTGGGTAAAAAAATTTCATCCATTGATTTGTTAAACTTCCGACTGATGATAAACATTTCATTTAGTTTGAATTGAGACAGGCCCTTCTCTTTGTTGTAATAGGTGCGCTCGTCTATGTTTAGGAGCGTTCCCATTTCCTTATAAGTTAGTTCGTTGTACTTGCGAAGCTTGCTCAATTCGCTAGATATTTTCAAGTTCTTCACCTCGTTTCTACTAATCTAACTTCATCATACATGAAGTAATTAGCGTAGTCAACAAAAAGTTTCTTGAATCATGAATAATTTATACATGTTAGGCGTACTATATGATAAACTGTGTAGTGGAGGAGGTTAACCGTTGGAAGAAAAAGACTTAAAGAAGTATGTAGGTAACAGGATTCGAGAAGAAAGAAAAAAATCGAGGCTCAGCCAAAAAGAGTTAGGGGAAAAAATCGGGGTAAAGCATAATACGATATCTCAATATGAGAATGCAACAAACTCCCCCGAACAAGACTCCCTATTCAAAATCGCACGAGCGTTAAACATTAAGGTGGACGATCTGTTCCCACCTATGAACGTAGACGATAAGAGCGAGAGTTTTGAAAGGGCATTAAAAATGGCAGAAGGTTTAGATTTGAAGGAAATTAACTTTTTGAAAAGTTTGATTGAGAAAACCCTCTCTATGAAGGGAGAGGGTAGAGAAAAGTTTTTAGAAAGCATAAAATTCACAATTGAATATTACGAAAAAATGAATAAGTAGATTCATTCATCTTTGCTGGCGGTTTGACTTTATTGCCTTTTTTGGAAAGAATCACAATAAAGTCTATGAGAATATTCACTTCATCTTTGGTCATTACCTTCGCCGCCTTTTGTTTTATTTTGGAAAGGGAGAGGTATCTATTTGACTTATCGAGTCGGAAGATGCCTACTTCAAAGCTTGCTCAATGACGCTGGATTAGATCAAGTATCCCTCGCGCGAGAACTGAATGTGTCAAAACAACAGATTAACAAGTACACAACCAATAAACAGCGCATGTCATTGCAAGTCGCTAAAAACGTAGCTACCATTCTGCATTGCGGAATTGATGATTTGTACGAGTGGGTTGAAGTAGGCGATTTAACGAGTGGACATTAATTGTCTGCTCGCCGGCAGAGGTCAGCCGTTCGACTTACCTAATTGTACTCAAATTCACGAAATATTTCCACTTGTAAAGTTTGACTTTTTTCATTACACTTACTATATCACATTCGAACAAGTGTTCCAACTTTTATTGAGGAGTGAAAATAAATGGCTGTAAAAAAAGATATAGATACCGGTAAGTGGTTTTTCTATGGTAAACACCAAGACGGAAGACAATACAAACGTAGAGGATTCGGCACAAAAAAAGAAGCGATGATCGCAGAAATGAAATATTTGGATGGAGAAGGAAGTGAAGTGCAAAAAGACGATATTACTTTCGGGGATTTAGCTGTGGAATATCTATCATGGTATAAAAAAAGAAGGAAAGCTTCATCATTCACCAAAATCGAAAGTATTGTGAGGATACATTTAATCCCTAGGTTCGAGAAGAAGCCCATTTCAGAAATCCGTCCCCGGGATATTACAAAATACCAAGATGACATCATTAACAATTATGCACCTTCACATGTAAAAAAAATCCACACGACTTTATCGGCTATTTTTAAGCACGCGATGAAACAGGAGTACATCACGACTAATCCAGCAAGTATTGTAGGAAATGTGGATTTAGAAGAAGAAAAACATATTAACTTTTGGACGCTGGATGAATTCAAATCTTTTATAAAACATGTGGAGGATCCTATGTATCATGCCTTGTTTATGACTATGTATTATAGCGGGATGAGGAAAGGTGAATTGTTGGCCCTTACTTGGGGGGACATTGATTTTGAAAACAACAAGGTTAACATCGACAAAACTGAATACAACAGGCAAGTAACCACAACTAAGACAAAGGCGTCTACCAGGCAAGTCATCATGCCCTCCCATGTTATGCGGTTGCTATCTGTATTGAAGCAGCAAGTAAGTCCTAAAATGACATACGTTGTTTTTGGAGAGTTTCACACTAGCATATCCACATCTACGTTAGATGTGCGCTATGCGGAGCTTATCGAATTGTCAGGAGTAAAAAGGATACGTCTGCACGACTTCCGCCACTCACACGCATCTTACTTGATAAACAAAGGGATCATCATATCTGTGGTAGCGGCTCGTCTAGGGCATAGTGACGTGGCTACGACACTCAACACTTATTCTCACCTATATCCATCCACAGAAAAAGAAGCCGTACTCACGATGGAGGACGACTTCAAGACCGCAAAAATTATTCGTTTTAAATCATAAAGTATGCCAATTGTATGCCAGTGATTTTACAAACGCTGTCATACCAACGGTTGGACATACTATATGGAGACGGCGGGAGTCGAACCCGCGTCCAGAGGCTCTAACACTTAAGCATCTACGCGTGTAGATTGTCTATTTGGATTCGCGTGGCATTATGCCGGCAATCAGGGCGTCATGTACGCTATCTT